GATTTTGATAGAACAGCAATTGAATGTGCTAGTCTTGAAAAAATAGAAGGGCATTTACAAGTTAGTGTAATTGCGTCATTACCAAAATGTTACCTAATAGCTAAACAGCGTGATGAAGGTAATATGAAGTTACAAAATGCTATTGAACATATTGGCAATATAGGTGATAGAGTAACATTAGGCATTGAGGTAGTTAGAAGTATATACTCACGTAATTATAATAGGTATTATATTACCGCTATTACAGATGATAATAAGGCTGTGTTTTTTAGTTATTCTAAAGCAGCCAAAATTGGCGATAAAATGAAAATTAAAGGAACAGTAAAATCGCATCGTGATACTGCATGTACACAATTAAACCGTGTTAAAGTTATTGATAACATTTAAAGGAGAATTGATTATGGGTAAATTAGCAGAATTAGCGTTAGAAATGCAGTTTCAAATCAGTGATGGCATTGATGTTCAAAATATTGCGCGTAACTTAAAAGTACCTTTAGAATGGGTACTTGATGAATACGAGTATATGTGCAGCAGCGATTTTCATTGCGATTCCTATACTGAAGTTGATAGTGACGATAACTACAATAGTATAGACTATGTTTGATTTGCATAATGCTTGGCATCGTAAAGTTGGCAAGCGTGCCTATGTACGTGCTGAGGTAGAATTGTCGTATAACACTATAGATGACGATTTTGAAAATGGGTTAATAGTCTGGGGTACTGTAGGTAGATTAAAATATACCAAATATAGAACGTATGTAGGAGCTACCGGTTGGGGGCAAGGTTTAGACAAAATTAGCCCCAGTGATTTACTTAAATTATATCCTAAGTTAAAAGAAGAATTGGAAAAAATTGTTATGTGGGAGAGATTACAACAATGAAATTTTTAACTGGGTTTATTTGCGGTGTTGTGTTTAGCACAATTGGCGCATCAGGTGTTGTTTCTTTAATTGATAAATTTATACACTTAATTCAACATATAGCCCATAGTTTAGTTTAAAAACGAGGCTATTGCAAATTTTAGTAAAAAATTGTATAATGCTTTAACTGTTTATATAGGAATCAAATAATGAAGATTGTAGCGAAAATGGATAACAACAAGGTGTTATGTACTGTCAGTGGCGATGAAATCGCAAGACTAAGAGGATTTAATAGTCTTTATGACAATAAATTTAATACATCTGTAGAACTGAATATTGGTAATGAAATTGACCTTAAAACGGCTTTTGATACATTAGATATTTTACGAAATTTTGATACAAAACAGATTAAAAATTTATATAATGTAATCAAAAAAATGGAGACTGAATACAGTTGTGTTTTAGAAGCCTATCAAAAATTAATGTTGTTTGATAATCTAAAAACAATGGGCGATGACAAATAGGAAATTTATATATGAGTGCTAGTTGGATTAGTAAACTTAACGAAAGTGATAGCAGATTACACAAAGAATCTGTTATTGGAGAAGCATTAACTGCTGCTAAACTTGGCAGTGCAAATGCTATTAACTTTTTAACATTAGCCAAATCTTGTTATAATCCCTATACAACGTTTGGTGTTAAGCAAGTTCCTGATACTGAAGGTATTACTAATGCTGAAAATCCTTGGCTAGATTTTATCGCATTGCTTGATTACCTTCGGTATAGGGTCTTGACGGGCAATGCTGCCCGAGATGCTATTGTTAAAATGAGTCAACGTTTTGACAGTGTGGAATGGAACAACTTTTGCGCTCCAGTTATTCGCCGTGACCTACGTGCGGGTATTAGTGACAAAACAATTAACAAGATTTGTAAAAAGACTGAATACGAGATTCCTGTATTTGGTTGTCAACTAGCAACTAACAGTGAAGGGCGTCCTGAGATGAAGGGCACTAAACGTTTAGAACCTAAACTTGACGGCGTTCGTGTGTTGCTTATGGCATTTCCAAATGATAATGGAACACCTACAACTATTTGTTTTAGTCGTAACGGCAAGGTCTTTGAAAACTTTAGTCACATTGAAGAACAAATTGCTAAATCGTTTACAGAGTTATCATATAGAGCAAACAAGGTTGATGAAGGGCGTTTCTTTAATGAAGGGTTTATACTTGATGGTGAAGTGATTGGCAACACATTCCAAGAACTAATGCGTCAGGCACGCCGCAAAGAAAATGTACAGGCTAGTGACAGTGTGTTTAATATCTTTGACATTCTTCCTATATCTGACTTTAAGCGTGGCTATTATAGTGCTACATTAGGCAAGCGTATTGACATACTTGAATCTTTGCGTAGTGTGATTGATACACTACCCAATGTTGAACTGTTGCCTCATTTAATGGTAAATCTTGACACAGTAGAAGGCAAAAATCAATTAATGCGTTATGCTAAAGATCAGGTTAATCTAGGCTTTGAAGGCATTATGATTAAGGATGTAACTGCGTCTTATGAGTGTAAGCGTAATACAAATTGGTTGAAGTTTAAGCCTGTTTATGACTATGACCTGACCGTAATCGGTGTTGAAGAAGGTACCGGTAAGAATCAAGGTCGCATGGGCGCTTTAGTGTGCGAGGGCATTGATGACGGTAAGCATATCACAGTCAATGTTGGTAGTGGTTATACGGATGTAGAACGACAATCATACTGGGATGACAAGGAAAGTGTTATTGGTCAGACTGCGGTGGTAATGGCTGATGCTGTTACTCAGAATCAAGACGGGTCATATAGCCTACGATTCCCTAGATTCAAGACTTTCCGTGACGATAAGCGATAAGTAGTATTATGTCAATTATAAATCCAATTGGTATTAGTGAAATACAACGTATACATGGTATAACTCCCACAGGACGTGCTACCATGGAAACAGAAACTATTACATCTTATGATGATGGTAGTCATAGAACAAGTATAACTGAATATAGTTTTACTTTATATAATAACAAAGGCAATGATACCAGTTATCAAAACAAGGGTAACAACGTTGACACAAAGGCATAAAAATGGCATACAGAGTTGATTGGACACTACCCGGCAAAAGTTATAAATTTGACGATGGTGATGAAATTCAAATACTACAAATTAAAGAACGTAGTGAGTTTCATCATTTGGTAACAGTATTAATTTATCAGGGTCCTGGTATACCCAGAAAACTTGTACTTCACTATGAAGAATTTACAGAATATTATGGACATTTGTTTAGCGAAGATGCTCAGAAACGTAACACAATAAAACACTATATTAATGATACCGATTTATAATTAAATAGTATAATGACCCTACGAAAAATATTCAATGTAAGCAATTATGCTTTGGTTACCGCACTAGAAATTAGTGCCATTGCCGCATGGTATAGTATACAGGGATTAATGGCAATCTTTAGTGCTGCCGTAGTTCCTATTGTTATCATGGGCACAGCACTTGAGTTAGGCAAAGTTGTCACAACTGTTTGGCTACATGATTATTGGGATCGTGCTGGCTGGAAATTAAAGTTATATCTTGTGCCTGCTGTTGTAATTCTTGCGTTTATTACAAGCATGGGCATCTTTGGTTTTTTAAGTAAAGCACATAGCGATCAAAGTTTAGTAAGCGGTGATGTACAAAGTAAAATCGCAATCTATGATGAAAAGATCAAAACCGCACGTGAAAACATTGAAAGCGACCGTAAGCAACTACGTCAAATGGATGACGCGGTTGATCAAGTTATGTCGCGTAGCACAACAGAACAGGGTGCTGACAGAAGTAATGCTATACGTAAAAGTCAACAACATGATCGCATTGCTTTAGCCAAAGATATTGAAACACAGCAGAAAATCATTGTAAGTCTTAATGACGAATCCGCTCCAATTAGAGCAGATGTACGTAAAGTTGCGGCAGAAGTTGGACCAATCAAATACATAGCAGCATTGATTTATGGTGATAATCCAAGTAGTGATTTATTAGAACGTGCTGTACGTTGGGTAATTATTATACTAGTGTTAGTATTTGACCCATTAGCATTGTGTTTAGTTATCGCTGCTATTACAAGTCGTGAATGGGATAAAGAACGTTGGGCTGATGAAGAAAATACACTTGATCCTTATGTAGCCGATGTAGGTGAAAAGCCCTCACTAGAAGAAACAGATGAAATAGAACACGTTGGTACATATGAGGAAGAGTTGTCTAGCGATATTGTAGAATTAGAACAACCAGAAATTATACTCTGTCATAAGTGCGGTACACCATTAGTAAACGCTACAGGTATAGGACCATTCTGTCCTAATAAAGAGTGTGATGTAGTTGATGGTCCTTT